ATCCTCGACCAGGACGCACGCCGCCAGGGACGGCTCTCCGTGGTATGAGCTGGAATCTGCTCGTAGTAGTCGACTCGACCGACGGCTCCATCGCCGGAGGAACAGAGCTGCAGTCGTGGACTCTTAATGAGCTCATAGTGAACCACGGACGACGCACCCTCTCAGAGGACGTCGAACCGTCTAACGCTACTCTGAGTTTCATCTGGGACGCTACCGGAGCGCCAGACCTCGATGACTTCGTTATCGGTCGCCGCATCCAAGTCTGGCTCACAATCGACGCCTACCCTGCAACTCCACAATGCCTCTTTGACGGCTCAGCGACCGACATCGTCGTCGTCGACACCGTCCTCTCTGTTATCTGTGTCAACCGAGCCTTAGCAGAAATAGGCCGCCAGACCGTCACACTCGGATCACAGATCCAGAACACAGTCGCCAACACCCTCTCGACGCTGTACGCCCTCGGCTCACAAGACCCGAGACTTGGCAGCACACAAGGCACAACAGCTGTACGAGTCCCAACCTTCGACACCGAGAACCTGCTCGGCGTCATGCGAGAAGTCTCCGCCTCAGAAATCGGCGGCTACCTTACCCAATCGATGCCATGGGGACCGACCGTGTCCGGCTACACTACAGGCCCGCACGTCATTAACCGGACAGTAGCGAACCGTTCACAGCTCTCACCCGACATCACATTCACCGGCGACGAAATTATCGACTCCTGGCAATTCTCACGCCACGTCGAAGACTTCGTAAACAGAGTCCAAGTGTACGGAACCGAGAACGCTACAGACTTCCCAAACGGCTACGTCGTCGAGGACTTTACCGACTCGATAGACACCTACGGGCTCAACGAGCTCGACATCGTCACCCGCATCCGTTACGAAGCAGACGCCACCAACCTCGCCAACGACAAACTCGACCGCTACTACACCAACGGATGGATAATCGACCAGCTATCAGTCTTGCTCGGCACAATGACCGACGCCCGCCTCTACGCCGTAATCACCAACCTCAACCCCGACACATTCATCGAAACGCCGGCCATATTCGGCGGCGCCCCCGTCAGATTCTTCGTCGAGGGGATCACGTTTGAGCTGTCACAGCATGACATCGTCGCCCAGCTCTACGTCTCGACCGCCGGTTATTCTCGTGGCGCTCAGAAATGGGAGCAGGTGTCGGCTAGCCGAACGTGGGCGACTGTACCGCCTACACTTACCTGGACAGGCTCTCGCCTCGTCGAACTCTAGGAGCAATACATGGGTACAACCCCGAATTATTCTTGGCCATATCCGGAGTCGTCCGATTATGTCGCGGACGGCGCTACCGCTATTGAGAACCTAGCGGACGCTATCGACACCACATTCGGAGGATTAGGCGAGTGGGTTTCTTTCACACCGTCGTGGAACAATTTCACAATCGGAAACGGCTCAGAGAATTGGTGGTATTCCGTAGTTAACGAAATGTTGTTCATTTCTGGGAGAAGTGTCTGGGGAAATACCACCTCGCAAACTGGAGCGCTCCAAATGGAAATTCCGTACGGAACCTCGATCCAGAATCTCGCCCAACCGGTCGGATCAGCGAACTATCTGGAGAACAGCTCCGGCACGAATTACGTCGGGTTCATAACGACGCAAGGGACAACCACTATCGGGTTCCGCGAGTTCAATGTCTCGGGTTCGTTCGTTACCCAAGCAAATGTATTTGCAAGCAGCCCGTTCGCTTGGGGAGCCTTTGACCAAATCCGAGCGCATATGACTTTGAGGTTGACATGATCACAGCAACATGCCGAAACACAAATTGCAAATACAACGAAACGCCTCGTAACGTTGAAGGCGAACCTTCGAGAATTGTCTGCGGGAATTGTCGAAATAATTGCGAACTGACAAATCCTCGACCCGATCCAGAATGGCCGATCGAACCATGATCCGAAGCGCAGCTATTATCGCAGTCGGTCTCATTCTGCTCTTCATCGGTATGTGGGGACTCCAGGAGTGAAATATGTCTGGGCTGCTATTGCTATGGTCGTTGCTTCCGGCTGTGGCTACGACGGCGGCTACCGTTACCCCTGCCAAGATCCGGACAACTGGTACAAAGAGGACTGCATGCCGCCTAACTGCAGCGTATGGGGCACCTGCCCAGAATCGCTTGTGCATTCTTGCGGTACAAGATTAGGGAGCAAGTGTCGAAATGTTTAGACCAGCAAACCGATATGAAGCCGAAGAGCTCAAAGCACGACTCGTCTTTGTCGTCGGATGCGCTCTCGCCTTCTCATTCGTGCTCGCTATGTCCGTCATCCTCTACGGACTTCTCTTCGTAACCCAACCAATCGAATACCAATCACCGAACGATGCCGCAGCATGGTCCGTTCTCAATCCGATGGTCCTATTCCTCACGGGAGCGCTCTCCGGCGTTCTCGCCTCTAACGGTATGAAAGGAAAGCGCAAAGATGACGAATGAACAGATAAGAGACTACGCCGAAAGAGCTCTAGCGACCGCCGTACAGGCGGGCATCGCTTCCTATATGGTCGGAGCAGGCTGGAAAGCTGCAGGAGCAGCTGGAATCGGCGCAGGCCTCGCAGTAGTGAAAGCTGCCACAAAGCAGCGCCTATCAAAGCCTAAAGTAGAAGCATGAGACCATACACCGGCACCACAGACGGCGCAGCTCGAGGAAAGCGTCCAGGCCTCGAGGCGTTCGTCGCAGCTATCCAAGAGCGCTCCGGCGGGCAGCTGTGGAATAACGGCACCTATGGGATCCGCTCGAAGCGTGGCAAGAGCTCGCTCAGCGTGCACGCCACCGCCAGAGCTGCAGACATCTCACGCCGTAAATACGGAAAGCATTCAGGCACTAGCCGCCAGAACCTCGAGAAGGTCTGCGACTGGCTCGTCGAGCACGCCGAGGACATTGGCCTCGAGTATCTTGCAGACTACGAATACGGCAACGGCGGCAGAGGATGGCGCTGTGATCGTGATGACTGGCAGATCTACCGGCCAGGAATCATCGCCGGAGGCGGATCCGGAGACTGGATTCACGTCGAAATCTCTCCAGAGAAGGCCGACTCGACGGACTGGATCGACGCTGTTATGGCATCGTTCCCGCTCACGTCGAGCGCTCCTGCTCCTGCACCAGCAGACGACAGCTCCTATCCAGGCAGCTCGACAAAGCGTGGCTCGAGAGCTACAGCTCGAATCCGTCAGATCCAAGAGAAACTCGTCGAGCACGGAGCCCGCAACTCACGGAACACAGGACCGTTAGTCGTAGACGGCGACTTCGGAGCAGCCACGGACGCAGCTGTGAAAGCATTCCAAGACGCTCGAGGACTCACAGTCGACGGCATCGTCGGCCCCCAGACCTGGGCGGCACTCTTCGGATAGACACATATCTGCCACATCCTTCGTCTACTGTGGAGATGTCGACCTAGTCGACAACCCCAACAGCCCCAACATAGGAGGAGCAGATGCAGCTCTATCTAACGAATATCCAGGCCGCCAGACGTAACGGCGCCCCTAATCCTAGATTCATATGGGATCCCGAAAGAGGCATAACCCAAAGCGACGTGGCAACGCTACGAAACCGCTACCGGACGCTTCGTCGAGCTGGCATAGACTCAATGTACGCCCGCTGGATCATCTGGGATCTCGTCGACGCCGGTACTCGAGCAAGGCGGGCATCATGAAGCTATTAGGCCTCGCCATATTCTTCGTCTGCACTTGGATCCTCTCACTTCTACCGTCCGATTACGAGCTCGACCAGCAGATGCGCTCCGCTTCGATAAGTGTCACAGGCTCTAGCTACACTCCACAGACGACAGCAGTCGAACTCGAACAAACCAAACAACGAGAAGAGTCTTCTACCACTCACTCGACTGCTATCGCACAGCACCCAGAACCCGTAGCGAGTTATCCAACTACTTCCACGGCTCCAGAGAATGTGTTCATGCACGGAGTCCGCTGCGGGAACTGGGCAGCTGTAGCACTCAAAGCCGGCTGGCCCGAAGAGCGCCTCGAGCTACTCCTCGACGACATCATCTGGGACGAATCACGCTGCCAAACAGACGCCACCAACGGCGCAGACCACGGCCTCCTCCAAATCAACTGGAGCACCTGGAGCGAATACGTCGAAAGCTTCGGATTCACCCGAGACGACCTCTACATCCCAGAAGTCAACCTCTGGATAGGCGCACAGATCGCCGCCAAAGCAACCGACGCCGGCTGGAGATGGTGTCAGCCCTGGGACTCGAGCCAGGTGAGAAGATGCGCACAGTAACGCTCGAGCCATACGAGTTTGAGCGAGCACGCCTTATCGGACTGGAACGGGCTCACAGATTCGGCCAGAACGGCCACAGAGAGGACTACCAGCACGCCCTCGAGGCACGCCCGCACGACTTCGTCGACAAAGAAACAGCGAACGTGAACGGCGCACTAGTCGAAATCGCCTCCGCAAAGCTGCTCGGCCTCTACTGGCATGGTCACGGCGGCATTCTTGACCGGAATAAGCGCTACCGCTTCGACGCCGACGTCGGAGACTGGCTCGAATGCAAGCACGTCCTATCGACCGACAGCGGACCGCCAATCCACCAGAAAGACATAGACGACGCCCTCTACCGCAAACAGCACAACGGACCGCCGCTGTATGTCATGGCAGGCCACGTCAGAGGCGCCCAAGTCGACCTCTACGGCATGGCACCAGTCCTCGACTACTACCAGCGGCCATGTCCAGACTGCAAACAGCACGCCACCTATCTACGAATCTGCCAGAAACACCTAGAACTACCAGAAAGCACCCCAACATGAACCTCGACGAACAGGCTCGCAGAGCCACTCTGCAGCTCATCAAACTCTACGACCGGCATAAAGTCGACCACGTCCTCGCAGACCAGCTCGACCTCGACGGATGCACATTCTGCAACATGGAAGAATCCATTGCACTCCTAAAGCAGCAACCCCAACGGAATCTAATGTGGGATCACTACCTCGAGTTCACAAAGGCGCTCCAGAAATGAACCTCGACGGCTACGTCCCAGTAGATGCACGCCTCAGAATGGCACTCCAGAAATATCCAGAGCTCAAAGTCCAAGAGGAAGGATGGCGCCACGTCGACATCGCCGGCCAGAACTTCCTCGAGTGTGTCGTCTGGGTATTCACCACGCCAGACGATCCTCGACCCATCAGAGGCTCAGTCCTCGAGCCGTTCCCAGGCAAGACCGGCTTCACCCGTGACTCAGAGCTGCCAGTAGGTATGACTTCGGCACTAGGTCGAGCCCTGGGCTATCTCGGATTCGGTATCGACAGAGGTATCGCTTCAGTAGACGAGATCATGGCACGCACAACAGACCCAGACCTCGAGATCGTCCGCACAGATCACAAACAGCGCACACCAGCCGGCTCACGAGCGAAGACAGCTGCAGAACGTGACGAAGCGATAGACAGGCTTGTCGAGGAACCCGTACAGCCTGGAGGACGCCGCACCACACCAACAGAGAAGATGATGGCCTTCCTCGAGCGTCTCAACATAGAGCGAGGCAACCCTCTAGACGGCCCAGAGATAGCCCGCTGCGCTGGTGACTTCGACAGATGTCGAGAGAAGATCGACGAGCTCCAACTGCTCCCTAAGATGTAGTTGCAAATGCAAATGACCCTCGAGCCTTGACATGAAAGCCGCTAGCCGATTAGGTTTCCCAGCCTCACTAGACTCCCACAACTTACGCAACTGCACTCCGAGGAAGATCCTGCAGGAAATACACCTCGAACAGTTACGAAAGATCGAGACGCCGAGCCCTTGTGGCGAAGGCGTAACCCTATGCCACAGCTGCAACGGAACAGCCATCACAGACTCACTAGAGACCTGCTGGCGATGCAACGGCGACGGAATCGAACCAACTAAACGAACCCTCGCCTACCGGATACAACGGAGGCGAACGTGAAGAAATACACGAGGAACGACTCCCAATACATCCGCAACCGCAAACAGCTCCTCGCAACACAGCCGGCCTGCCACTACTGCAGCCGGCCAGCGAACACAGTCGATCACGTTATCGAGCTCGACAGATGGAACACAGAGAAC